GTCAGCGACGACGAGCCCGAAGACAGCGGCACATCTTCGGTGGAAGATGACGACTCTGGCAAAACCGGGGCTGACAAGTCTGACCCGGTTGAGCCCGACACGGAAATCAGCAGCGGCGACAGCGAAGGCGATGGCGACGCCCCAAAGCGTTCTGAGCCAGAAGACAAAGACGAAGCAGAGGCCGACGACCGGGACGGTTTGAAAATGGGCGGCGACGCTGAAGAAGACGGCGAAGACGGCCCCTCGGACAAACCGGGCGAAGCAGTTGATGGCGACAGCGATGCTGACGCAGCAGCCGACCCCGACGACGCCGGCGGCAGACCTAAGAAGCCCGACGACGCTGGCGGCGAGCCTTGTGATTCGGGCGAAGGCCCGGACGACAAGAGCGCCCCCGATCCGCTGGCTGATATGTTTGACGAGTCGCGTGACTTTGACAAGGATATGTCCGAAAAGCTCAGCACTGACGCCGGTAAGGAAATCAGCGAGTCGGACTACGCGATCTTCTCCACCGAATGGGACACGGTAAAGCCAGCGCCAATGGCGCTGCGCGCAAGCTCGGTCAAGAGCATGGACGATCAGGTTGCTGACAAGTTGGGCGTGATGCAAAAGCAGCTGGAGCGCGGCATTGCTGCGAAGGCCAAGAAAGCCTGGAACCCGGGTCAGCGTCGCGGCCGCATCGCACCTGGCAGCCTGTACAAGACATCGGTGGGCGATGACAGGGTGTTTCGCCAGCGCTTTGAGACCCGCGCCAAAAACACTGCGGTGTCGCTGGTTATCGACTGCTCCGGCTCGATGTCGGGCGAGCGCATCAAGCTGGCCGGTGTTGCTGCTTATGCCATCGCAGCGGTGCTGGAGCGCATTCGCGTCAGCTACGAAGTCATTGGTTTCACATCGGCCCGCAGCGGGGAAATGACATCGCTGATGGACATGGATGAGAGGGCGCAGCGAGCAGCAGGCGTTCCGATAACCAATTGGAACCGGGTCGAGCCCTTGCACATGCCGGTGTTCAAATCATTCTCTGGCAAGTTCGACCCATCGGCCCGCTCCCGCATTGCACACTTGTCCGAGTCACCGGGCTGGCTTCTGCAGAACATTGACGGCGAGTGCGTGGCAATAGCTGCCCGTCGCCTGGTTCAGCAGCGCGCGGAGCGCCATGTGATGATTGTCATGTCTGACGGCGATCCAGCCGCCGCGGTGTCTCGCGGACTGAGCAAGCACCTGGAGAAAACCGTCAAAGGCATCACTGCACAGGGCGTAGAAATCGTGGGTATCGGCATTCAAAGCAGTGCGGTCAAGCGGTTCTATCCGAAGCATGTTGTTCTGAACGACCTGGAAGAACTGCCAACCGGCGTCATGTCACAGCTGACAAAAATCTTGTTGGCTGCGTGATCAGTCATTAGTGACTATGCTAAACTGCCGAACAACGGGCTTCACAATTCTTATATCGGTTCTGCAAACCGCCCCTTAATTTTTTTATCGACAGGAGCTTTTATGACCTCTGAGACAACCGCGCCAGCGTCGGGCGACAGCCGCATCACCTGCGAAATCTGCAATGCGCTGGTGCATTCAGTCCAGCATCACCTGTCCCGCGAACACGCGGACCTTGGAATGACGCTGCAAGATTACGAGGCGAAGTACCCCGGCAAGCCGGTGCTGAGCGAGATGGCAAAGCAGAAAATTGCTGATCTGATGGCCGACAAGGCGGCGAAAGAAGCAAAGGCAGCGTCATCAGTCAGCACTGACTCTGGCGCAGTCGCAACCAGCACCAAGCCATTCCATGAGGTCTTCAGTCTTGGCACTGGTGCAGCGGCCATGAGCGCGCGCGGCAAGCCAATCCCGATCACGGTGGTGGGTGAAAACGACAGCTACGGCGACATGATTCCCGACATTGACCCCAACTACCTGTTTAATGTGGATGTGCTCAAGTCGCTGATGATGGCGATTGAAATGCGCATTCCGGTCTACCTCTGGGGCCACGCCGGTACCGGCAAGACCACGGTGTTTGAACAGATCGCCGCCCGCACCAAGCGCCCATTCTTCCGGGTGCAGCACACCGCCAACATGGAAGAAGAGCATATCGTCGGGGGCTGGCGTCTGCGTGACGGCAAGACCTTCTTTGAGCTGGGTCCGCTGGCAATGGCCATGAAGTTCGGTTGGTTTTACATGGCCGACGAGTACGACTTCGGACGCCCTGAAGTCACATCGGTCTACCAAGCCGTGCTGGAGGGCAAACCCCTTGTCATCAAGGAAGCTGACGAAGCCAACCGCGTGATTCGACCGCACCCGAACTTCCGCATCGCAGGCACCGGCAACACCAACGGGCAGGGCGACGAGCACGGCATCTACACCGGCACGAACATTCAGAACTCCGCCAACTACGAGCGCTTCGGTGTCGTAGAGCAGATGCCCTACATGGAAAAGGCACTGGAGGCGCGTCTTATCTCGCAGCAGGCGGGCATCGCAGTGAAAGACGCAGCCAAGCTGGTTGACTTTGCAACCCGCATTCGCCAGGACTTTGACGGCAACAAGATCGGCAACCCGATTTCGCCACGCTCACTGATCTACGCAGCCCGCATCGGCGTGGCGCGTGACAACTTTCGCATCGGGTTGGAAAAAGCGTACATCAATCGCTTGTCCCCGACCGACCGCGAAACCGCCACCCAAGTGGCACAGCGCGTGTTCGCATAAGGAGACCCCATGCAAATCACCGACACCACTTGTCCCGCCCTTTCTATCGCCGCCCCGCGCCAACGCGAGGAAAAGAATCTCAAGTTCGCCAATGACGGTTCGCTCGAATCGGTGGATCTGATGCTGCGCAAACTTTCCATCAAATGCTACGCCCGGGTTGCCGCGATGGGCATCGGCATGCAGTACGAAGACGTGCTGCAGGAAATGTACGTCAGCTATGTCAAGGCAAAAGCCAAGTGGCGCCCCGAAGGCGGCGCTCGCTTTGCCACCTACTGCACCACGGTCTGCCTGAATAACTTCAACCTGGCTATCAAAAAGATGGAGAACCAGCGCTCGATGGGAATTATCAAGCCGACTGACAAAAACGCGGTGCTCAACGAGGACGGCACGGTCAAGTTCCAGCGCAGCTTTGGCATGGTGTCCGAGTGCGAGTTCGACCTGAACGACGAATCGGGCTACGTTGCCTTCATGGAGGTTACAGAAGGCCCGCGTCAGGAGCAGCCCGACTACCGCATGGAGTCAGCCGAAGACTTGCAGGACCGGCTCAAAAACCTGTCGTCGGGCGCGCGCCGCCTGGTGTCGTGTCTGCTCCGGGCCGACCAGAGCGAAGACAAGCTGCCAAGCCTGCGCAACATCGCCGTCATGGCGCAGCTGCGGGGCGACGAACTGCGCCAGGTCAAGATCGAAATCGGCGCCTCTTTTGGGGTGCGTTGGCTGTGATTCGGGAAAACCCGGGCTGCTACGGGTTGCCGACCGCTGTGAGTGCGCTGTCGCCGTCATGCCGTGCCTGCCCAGTTCGCGCAGGTTGCGCGCATGCGGCTTTTGCGCTGCTGGAGCTGCTGCCCGACAACCCGCTGACCCGACGCGAACGCCTGTCGCTCAGCGTCACCCGAACCGCCCTTGCAAGCACGCCACCGGGCGATGCAGGGACACCGACACCCGCCCGCGTCGCGGCAAGCCCGCGCGGGGTCAAGCATTTGATCTTGACGCCGCCACAACTCGCTGCACTGGCGCATTACCCCGAACGAATCGCCAGTCAGGTGCGCCAGCTGCTGCAGCGCGGCTGGTTTGACTTTGCCAAAGCAGAACTAAGGGCAGGGCGTAACCCGGCCGACAAGGGCTGGAAGAAAGTGCTGTGTGCGCAGCTGCTGGCCGGCCCCTCAAGTCGCCGCGACCTGGAGCTGGCGCTGGTTCAACAACTCAAGCTTAGCCCCGCCAGCGCCCGCATGCAGGCATCAGTCGGGCTGGCGATCTTTGCTGCAGGGCGTCTTGCCAGCGAAAGATTCGGGCAGGTTGCGCTGCAGCCGAACTGAACCATTCAAACTGCTTATATGAAAGAGCAACATGACAATTGAAATACCGCCAAAGCCGCCCGTGCAACCACTGAAAGTGGCGCTGTCGGTGCGCAGTGACTTCAGCCTGGGTGAAAGCAGTTTTCAGGTTGGCAAGATTGTCGAGCGCGCAAAAGCCATCGGGCTCACGCATGTGGCGCTCACTGACTACATGAGCGTGTCTTCAATGCCCGCCTTCAGCGAAGCAGCGCGCAAAGCCGGTCTGATACCGATTGCCGGTTGCACTTTGCAGGTGGTGGACGACCCGGTCGGCAAGCTGAAAGACCGGGAGAACAACGGCTTTCGCTTGAAGGTCTACGCGAAGGGCGCAGCAGGCATGCGCTCAATCTTTGCAGCGCTGTCCAAATCACTCACGCCCGACCACTATTACTACCATGCGCGCCTGGGTCTGGAGGATGTGCTGGCGCTGGACGACGTGATCGTCACCACCGGCGACCTGCACAGCCTCTGGCGTCACCCCAGCGCCGCTTCGATTCATCATTCGCTGCGGGAGCGGTTTCAGGAAAACTACTACGTCGAGCTGGTGGCAATCAACACGCCGCTGTTCGACCGCCTGAACCAGCTTGCGCTCGACGCGGCGGGCGACCTGACGCCGCTGATCGTTACCCGGCCCGCGTTCTACGAAACGCCCGCAGATGCCAACTCAACCGATGTGCTGAAAGCCATCAGCAGCAACACTACGGTTGACTCCATGTTTCTGGCTCGGCCTTTTGTGCGCGACCTGTGCCTGATGGAGCCGGGCCACATGGTGCAGGAGGTTGCTGACATGGGTGTGCGCCTGGGTTTCAAAACCATCGAGGCAATGCGCAACACCGCCAAGCTTGCCAGCGCCGCAGGCTACAGCTTCGTCAAGCTGCCGCCCTCGATGCCCAAAATGGCCGAGAACGAATTCTCCGCGTTGATGCTGGCTGTCAAGGCAGGCTGGACCAAACGCTTCGCAGGGCCGGTCTGGGGCCACCAGCCCACCGAGGCTGAGCTCCCCGATTACCGGGAGCGTTTGAAGTTTGAACTCGGCGTGCTGCAAAAGATGGGCTTTTCCGGCTACTTTCTGCTGGTGCAAGACATCGTGCAGTGGAGCAAGGACAACGGCATCTTTGTCGGGCCGGGCCGGGGCTCTGCCGGCGGCAGTTTAGTGGCTTACCTGATGGGCATCACGGACATCGACCCTGTTCGCTTCGGCCTTTTGTTTGAGCGGTTCATTAACCCTGACCGTCTGGACTTGCCCGACGCTGACCTGGATTTCATGTCGGGCAAGCGGCACATGGTCATTGACTACATCGTCAGCCGCTACGGTGCGGAAAATGTTGCGGGCATCGTCAACTTTTCCACCCTTGGCGCTGCCTCTGCACTGCGCGACACCGCCCGACTGCACGGCCTGGCGCCGTGGGAATACGCCTGCTCCAAGCAAATGGAAAAGGAGCACGGGGTCTCGGTCGGTCTGGTCGAATCGGCTGAGCGCGTCCCCGACATCGAGAAATTCAAGAACGAGCGCCCCGTCCTGTGGGACCACGCCTTGCGCTTGGAAGGCGCAAACCGTTCGCTGTCGCAGCACGCTGCCGGTATTGTGGTGGCGGGTGAGCCGGTTACGAACCGCGCTGTGGTTTCCACCCGTGGCGATCTGCCGGTGGTGCAGTGGGACAAACGCCAGGTGGAGAACTTCGGGCTGATCAAGATGGACATTTTGGGTCTCAATACGCTCGACCTGATCGACGCGGCGTTTGCCTACATTGCCGAGCGACACCACAAGAAAATCAACATGCTGAGCTTGCCGCTGGATGACAAGCGCGTGCTGGCTGCCTTTGGTAAGGGCGACACCGTGGGCGTGTTCCAGTTCTCCGGTGGCGGTATGCGCACCTTGCTCAAGCAAATGGCGATGGGTGGGCCGCTCGACTTCAACGACATCTGCGCCGCAACCGCGCTGTTTCGTCCGGGGCCGCTCGATGCGGGTCTGTGCGACCGCTACGTGGCCGTCAAGCAGGGCGTGACCCGACCTTACTACGAACACCCGGCGCTAGAAGAATGCCTGTCAGAAACCTTCGGCGTCATCGTCTACCAGGAACAGGTGATGAAGGTCTGCCGGGTGCTGAGCGGGATGACACCGGGGCAAGCTGACGGTGTGCGCAAGGCAATGGGCAAGAAGGATGCGGTCAAGATGGCTGAGTACAAGGAGGTTTTCATCGCCGGTGCCGTGAAGTCGGGCATGGTCGAGAGCCAGTCCGACTTGCTGTGGGAAACCATCGCAGGCTTTGCCGGTTACGGTTTCAACAAGTCGCACTCCAGCGCTTACTCCCTGATTTCCTGGGTGACGATGTGGATCAAGGTTTACTACCCGGCCGAGTTCTATGCCGCCGCCATGACGGTGATCGACAAAGAAGACCAACTGGCTTCACTGGTGGCTGACGCACAGGTCAGAAAGCTGCAGGTGCTGCCGCCCGACCTCAACAAGAGTTCGGCGCGCATCGAAATCGAAGGGGAAGACAAGCTGTTCGCGCCATTCCAGTCGGTCAAAGGCATCAGCAGCAATGTTGCCAGCGCCATCATCAAGCTGCGCCAACACGCCGGCGGCTTCTTCAAGGACTTGTCAGGGCTGGAGCCCGAAGTGCAGCGCGCAGTGTTGGGGCGAACCCAAGTCAACGCCAAGCACCGGGAAACGCTCGGCAGGGTGGGTGCATTCTTTTCGGTCGATGGGGCAGGGGTTTCACCGACACACCCAAGCCGACTGAAGGACCGCATCGAACTCATTCCCGGCTTTACGGTTGACATGGTCAAGCCCGACCGTGAACTGGATGCGGCGCACCTGTCCAAGATCAAGATCACTTCGATGATCGAAGACATCCGAAGCTGCGACGGCTGCTCACTCAAGGGCCTGGCGCACCCGCTGCCGCGCATGGGCGATCGGCCAAAATTCATGCTGGTGTTTGACTCGCCCAACTGGAAGGAAGAAAAAGCGGGCAAGATGCTGGAGGGTGACGCTGCCGATGTGGTGAAAGCCGCGCTCAAGGGCGTGGGCTTGAAAGCTGCCGATGGCTACTACACCTCACTGGTGAAGTCACCCAAGCCCAAAGAGGTGAAGGCGCTCACCAACGAAATGATCAACGGCTGCGGCAAGTGGCTGACGCGAGAGATCGAGATTCTGCGGCCGCCGATCATCATTGCAATGGGCAGCAACGCCGTTCGCTGGTTCAGTCCGGGCATCAAGGGAACACCCAGCGACCTGGCGGGCAAGGTAATCTACCGCGCAGACCTGGACGCCAGCGTCATCTTTGGCCTGAATCCAGGCTCCCTGTTTCACGACCCCGGCAAGATCACACTGATTGAAAAGACGTTCGCACAGTTGGGCGAACTGCTTAGCTGATCCAAAAACGGGCAACTATAATTGCTCAGTCAACACTGACTTTTTATTAACGAGGAAAATACCATGAGTGAAATCACCGACGACGCCGCCGCATTGAGCGAGTACGTCAACCCCGAACAGATGCAGAAGGACATTGGCATCGACCTCACCAACCTGAGCGGCGAAATGCAGCACCATGCCGGCCGCTATGTCGAGTACGCCACCAAAGCAGTGCGCGCGCGTCGCCAGTATGAGCGCTACAAGGCCGTGCTTGAGGTGCTGGAAGGCCAGCTCGATGCGCAATGGCGCACACAGCTGAAGGAAGAAAACCCCAAGACAACAGAAGGGCAGATTCGCTCAGCCGTTGTCACCGACCCGCGCTGGCGCACCATGAGCGTTAAGGTCATCGACGCGCAGCAGGTGTACCGCCTTGCTGACGTTGGCGTGTCAGCGTTCGACCAGCGCAAGGACATGCTGCTGCAAATTGCCCGCGATGCTGCGCGTGAAAACGCCGGGCCGCTGCGCGTGGTGGCGAACCTTGCCAACCGTGAGCGCCTCTTGGAAACGATGGAGAAAACAGTCGCTGCGGCGGCTTAAACTGCCACACAAATATAGTCATGGCTGACTGATCATTGACTATAATCAAGCGGTGGGAAGTATTTGTCTTCTCACACTAACCAAACCACCCAAAGGAACACTTTTCCCATGACCACACTTCTTGAATTACTCAAAAAGAAAAAACAAGACCTGGCAGCCGGCAAACGTCGCAAGACCATCAAGCCCGCTGACGGCACAGGCCGTTACCGCATCTTGCCTTCATGGCGCGGTGAAGGGCAGCAGTTCTGGCACGATTTCGGCCAGCACTTCATCAAGAATTCTGCCAAAGAAATCACCGCGATCTATATGTGTACCGACAAGACGTTCGGACGCCCCTGCACGATCTGCGAAGCCATCGGTCACGGCATCAAGGGCGCGTCGGACGAATTCACGACCGACTTGCTCAAGGATGCCCGCTCAACCGGGCGTGTGCTGACCAACGCCCTGCACGTTGACGGCCCGACGCCGGGCGAGGTGCAGATTCTGGAGCTGCCGCCCACCGTTTTTGCCATGATCATCGAGATTGCGCAGGAGTGGGAAGAAGCGGGCGAGTCGATCTTTGATCCGGTGCGCGGCAAGGACTTGCTGATCGGGCGCTCGGGCGCTGGCAAGCTCACCAAGTACACCGTGATGGTGGCCGCCAAAGCAGCCGTGCTGCCCGCTGGCGTGATGACCAAGCTGCACAACCTGGACGAGTACGTGCAGCAAGAGTCGAGCGAAGCGGCACTGCGGGCGCTGAACTCGGTTCGCGCTGCAACCGGCTTGCTGCCGGCACCTGCTGCCAGCACGGGTCTGCCTGCCGCAGCGGCTGCTGCCGGGGCTGCAACGCTGGTCGAGGAAGACGACCCGTATGCCGCCGCACCGACACCGCCCAAGCGCGCCGCTGCGCCACCAGCTGCGTCGGTTGTTGTTGTGGATGATGTTGTCGCCAAGCCGCCGCGCGCCGCTGCTGCCGCCGCACCTGCTGCCAGCATGCCAGCGGAAGAAAGCACGGGCGACTCGGAAATGGACGAACTGCTCGCCGGTCTTCGCTAATTCGTCAACCCTGAAAAGAGGGCCTTTGTGCCCTCTTTTTTTTAGCGAGGCATTTTTATGGGCAAGAAACATATTTTGCTGGTTGATGGCAATTCAATCACCCACGCAAACCACAACGGCGCGGTACTCACGGTCGGCGGCATGCAGGTACAGGCAATCTTTGGCGTCTTGAAGTCGCTGCGGGCGCTGCTGCAAAACACGCCGGGCGAAAAGTCTCTGCTGGTCCTGTGGGACGGCAAGGCCCAGTTCCGGCTTGACCTGTACCCCGCTTACAAGGGCAACCGCAAACCAATGGACGCCAAGCAAGAAGCAAGCCGGGCGGCGTTCAAAAAGCAAACCCCAGTTCTGGAAGCCGCACTCTCGATGCTTGGCATCAAACAGCTGCGCTCACCTTTGCTGGAAGCTGACGACCTGGCGGGCTTCATAGTGCCGCGTCTGATCAAGGCGGGCCACCGGGTCACGATGGTGTCGGGAGACAAGGACTGGATTCAAGAGGTTTGCGAAGACTGCAGCTGGTTTGACCCCATCGTTGGACGGCGTGTTGACGTTGACAACTTTCTTGACTTCACCGGCTACGAGACACCCACGGCGTTCGTGCAGGGCAAGGCGCTAGAGGGTGACAACTCTGACAACGTCGATGGCATCGCGGGCATGGGTGCGAAAGGCGCATCGCTGTTTCTTGCCAAGTGGAAAGACGTAAACAACTTCTTTGCCGCCGTCGACGGCAACACCCACACCCCGGCTGTGCGCAAGTCCAAGACCTCTACCAGCCTGCACCCTGAGCAGGTGCTGGCCAGTGTCGAGGGCAGGGCGATCTTCAACCGGAATATGAAGCTGATGAACTGGAA